ACCCCATCCTCGCGCCACACAAGCAACACGCCGTAGTACGGGTACAAGCCGGTGATGCTGCCAGCGTCTCCCCGCAGCGTGAGGTAGCCGTCTGCAGCAAACTGCTCGGGCTTTCCAATCTCGGAGTAGTACACTGCACGCGAGTCGTTGTACCCACCGTCGAGCCAACACCGCCCGTTGAACATTGTTGCGAACCGCGCAGCCGCAGCCGGAAACGCAATCATGCTCGCTGCTTGCGGAGCAAGCGCCCCAAGCGATGCCCGCACGTAGCCGTCCAGTACCAACGACTCCGCATTGTTGGTCAGCTCGTACACAAAATACCGCTCCGCCTGACCCTCGATATTTGTGTCTTCGGAGTAGTTGCGTGAACGATAAATCCTGCGGGCGACAGTCCCGAAGGGACCGGGGGGCACCTCCAACATGCAGGCCATTTGGTACCGGCTTTCACCTTGCGTGCTCCACGTCGCTTTTGCCACGGGAGACAGCATGCCCTCAGACCCAGTGTCAGTGACATACGAAACCTGCCACGCAAACTCCATGTCACGCGGTTCAGCACTGGAGCCTGAACCCTTGTCACGCGAATACCCGAGACCAAACTGCTTCGCCGTCCACGAGGGCATAGACTGACTGTGGTTGGCAATCCACAGCATTGTTGCACCTGCAGGAACTGTGGTCGTACTGCCTTGAATATCTGAGCGCACACGGAACACAGTTGGAGGACCAGCAGTCGGCGCTCCGAACGAACGCGTACAGTTGCTGCGACCCGTGGCTGGCGCCGGCAACGGCCAAGGGCGCACGAACAGCGGAGCGTCAAAGCCGTTGGTGATCAATACACCGCCCGCAACCACCGTGTACTGCGAGCAAGCTGTCGACGCAGACGGCACCGCCCTATCTGAAGCCAGCGGAAACAAGACAACTGACCCGCCCGTTTCGTGCTGCAAGTACAACGTACCGGCTGACTCAAACAGGATTACATGGCGCATGCTGCCCGGTTGCTCTTGAAACACGAACAGGCTGTCTATCCGATCGGTCGATGTGTACGGTGCGAAACCTGCGGTGGTGTCCACACGGTACGCCTCGTAGCCGACGCGCGTAGTCCACCCCATCGTGCGCTGGTCGACGGTGAGGTTGACCGCCTTGCTGGCCCCTGACAGCGGCTGGGGCTGACGCTCGTGCAGCCCTCCAATGCCGTCGCCGTGGAGGATGGCGCCCTTCACAGTCGCACCAGTTTGCGGCGCCGATATGGCCCGTCAGGCTCTCCAAACGGCGACATGTAGCCTTTGACCAGGCGGCGGCTTGGCTGCGACAGATAGCGTCTTTCGAGCTGCAACAGGCCAGTGTCGTAGCGCTTGCGGTACAACTCAGCAAGGCTCGGGTTGTTGTGCTTGACCAACACCTCGTACAGGGCGCGGTACGCAATCAGCATGCGGTGTGCGGCTGGGATGATGGAGGTGTCGTTGTCCTCCACCATTGGTCGATGGTCTGCCAGGTAGCGCAGCTGCAGTGTCATCGTGGTCGATTGCCGAGGGTACAGTCGGATCCGGTCGCACGTACCGGTGGGGGCGACGAGCCGAGCCTCAACGTAGTACGTTTCTGACTGCAGGTGGGTCAAGCTGGACTGCACATTGACTGCGCCTGTAGACGACGGATCTAAACTGACTGGAGCTCCACCCGAAACAGCAAGCGCGGGGCGCCAATCATCGAGACCGTGGTTCGGAGCCCGCAAGTACACGCGCCGGTACAGTCCGGTGGTGTTGCCAAGGGCTGATACGGGTGTCACTTGCAGCTGTTGCGTGTTGGTCAGTGAGACTGTTTGGATGTCTGCAACAGAACTGATGTACGTGGCGAACTGGTGGACAACACCCACCTCGATCGTGCGCACACCTTGGCTGCTCGCGGTTGCAGTGCTTGTCGTGACTCCGATGCGTGGAGCCCTGACGCCAACCGGGTTGGCTGGCACGAACGTCTCGGGGATGCCGGTCTCACCCATCGGCAAGTTGTTCCACTCGTCCTCGTACTGGGTGATGGGCGAGAGCTGACCGGGGTTGGTTGGCGTGATTGCTTGCGACCGACGCGCCAGGCCTACAACTTGGACGCACTCCTGTGGCAGGAACACGTAGCGCTGCAGCACGGTGGCTGTTTGGCTTGAAGCTGTCGCGGGCTCGGTCGTCAGGTAGGCTTGTTGATCGGTCGACACCCAGGCAATCTGATACTCAGTGCCGCCGATGTCAATGATGTGCCCAGCCATGTACGATTCGAACGTACCGGCTGCGCCCGTAATGCTGCCGCCTGAACCGATTGCAACGGTCACAGACTTGTCTGCGTAGACCGTTAGGTCTGAGATGACCTGAGCAAACGTGTACAGCTTCTCGGTACAGATGCGCCGGTCTGCTTCGTTCAGCAGTCGGTCGACCTGTGTCTTGTATGTGGGGTTGGTTGGATCGTAGTCCAGCACGTTGGCAACGTACTCGCGCAGGGCTTTGAGGTCAGTCGCGGACATGTGGACTCCGAAGGAGACGCCTCCCCCTCAGGAACCTTGGGGGGTATAGCCAGGACGAGCATCCGGCTGAAGGAGCTACACAACAGTGCGCCCGAGGGGAAAGCGTCAGGGATCAGAAGCGGTTGATGAAGTACACCTTGCCAGTAGTATCGCTGGACACTGCGCCTACCGACTGAGCGACTACCGCTTCGCCTGCTACATCCTTCACGAGCTTGGCTCCCGAAAGAACAAGGCCGTCACCTGCAGCTACTGCAGTGCCTGATCCGTCGATGGCGACAGTTGCGAGACCGCGAACGATCACCTCAACAATGTCACCGGCTGCCGCAGCGCCCAGTGCAGCACCGATCGCAATGCTTGCCGTTGCGGTGCCGCTGTCGGCTCCGACAACTTTGAGCATCTTGTCGGAGTCAGCAGTCTGCGACAGGTCGAAGGACACGAGGCCGTTGGCTGCAATCGCACCAGCTGCGATGAACTTTTCAGTCCGTCGGCGGTCGGAGGCTGCGTCAGACGAACCCGTGGTAAGGGCAGCTGTGTCAAGCCGCTGAAGAAGGTCGTTGGTTGCCATGATCAGGTCTCCGCGTTCACGAGGATGCCGTGGCCCGAGAGGTTGCTGGAGCAAATCTGCATCCGGCACATGACCTCGCATGCCATGGCAAGGTAGCCAGAGACCTTCTCCATTGGAGAGACCTCGAAGTAGGCGTCCTTGTCAAAGTAGATCGAGAACAGCTGGCTGTTCAGGAAGTACATGGACAGGGCGTTTCCGCCGCTGCTGACCGAGAGGTTGGGCTCGACGTACATACGTGCGCCGTTGAACTCCAGGCCGAGGCGACCGCTCATGTTGCGCTGCTCGGTGGCACTGACGTACCGTTCAAGCTGCTGCAGTTGATCCTTGTACAGACCGTAGCTGATGGGGCTGGCGAGGATGAGGTCAACGTCACCTTCGGGTGCGTACTGCTGCACGTCGATGATGAGCTGCTGCATCTTCTTCAGGCCGTTGGCTGCGAAGCTGCCGTCCTGCACCTGGTTGTTCCAGCTGGTCGGGAAGTCTGCCTTGGCAATGCCGCCGACCGTGTTGGTCTGCGTACCATCTCCGAAAGCGCCCTCTTCGAACCAACCGGTGTTGGTACCGATGCCGTTGAGCGATTCGAGCTCGGTAAGCACGCTCGACGAACCAGCGATCAGCTGCTTCTCGATCTCGCGCTTGACCATGCCCATGGTCTGCTTCAGGCGGGCTTCAAGGATACGAACCTTGGCGCGCTCGCCCTTGTTGGTCAGCTCTTCCTTGCGCGTCAGCACGATGGGAGCAACGAAGTCACACCAGTTGTGCTCGGCTGTGCGAAGGGGGTCCTTGACAGCGAGGTTCACTGATTCGTAGCCCGACGAGAGCTGGGTCAGTGAGCTGTGGTCTGTCAGTACGACAGGATGATTGATCTTGCTTCCGCCGTCGACCTGTTCGATAAGGCCGAGGTTCTGCATGTTTTCGACAAGAGGAATGCTCTTGAACGTGTTGTCGACGTACTTGTCGCGCAGGATGCGCAGCGTCGACGCGAGGATATCCGGCTGGATTGCCATGTCGTTTCTCCGAAAGGTTGATGAGGTTTGGGGCCGTGTCCGCTACGCGGGGGCAATGCGACGTGTCCGTCCAGCCGGGTTCGCACTGCTATCGTAGGTCATTGTCCTGGTTTCTGCAAGCGTTGCAATGCTTGGTAAATGTCCCACGCGTTGCGACCTTCCGTGTCGACCTTGCCGCGAGCGTTGGCGCGAGACGGAGGAGCCGAAACCTTCAGTGCAGCTGCACGGGCAGCGCGCCGTTCTGCTACCTGGCGCGCCTGGCTTTTCTTCTGCTGCTGCAATGCGCTTCGTCCACGCACAACAAGGTACGCTTGCTCCAACGTCATTGCTTCGTTGTTGCGCAGCTCGCCTGCAACTGCGTGTTGCAACTGCTTGTCCGACTTCAAGTCGGGGTGCGAATCCATGAACTGTTCGTAGCGCTGGGTAGCTTCAGCTTGTCGGTGCGCCTGATGAACAGGCTGCAGCACGGACTGCAATCGCTCGGCCACCTTCTTCTCGATGTAGGCGTCTACACTTTTGGGGTCGAACGGATCGATGTTCGCATCCTGCGATGCCATCTGCTGCAGCTGTTGAAACATCGGACTGTCGAACAGTGCAGCCTTCTCTGCCTCTGCCTGCTTGCGCAGTGTCGACGCTTCCTGGAACCGACGCGTTGACTCCGCGCGCAGCTGACGCATGAGCTTCTGCACATCGGCAGGCTGCTTTGTGATTACGTCGTCCCACGCGACCTTCTGGTCTGGTTCGGAATCGTCTTCTGGCTCGGGCTCCGGCTCGGGTCGTGCGTCCTGAGCTTTCGTGTTGCGCTCCAAGACGTCATCGATCCGCTCCTGCCACGAACGCTTCGGTGTTTCTGCCGGCGCAGCGACCTCCGCCTCTGC